GGGCTACTCTTGATCTTAACGTGTGTCGGCATCAACTTTTTTTCTCTGGATGTCAGGTATACTACTTCCACAATCGGAGCGTGTTTGTTTCCAATGTCATTACTTACTATGATTCCAGGCCTCGCCCCCCCCTGTTCGCTTCCGGAGCTTTCGCCCTCATTGATAAAAAAGATCTCTCCTCTGTGATACTCATTTTCTGTGTGCATACTATTGTCCTCCTATAAAATCCCATATTGTCAGCTGCCCTTCCCGGAGCTTCGGTTCCAAAATTGGCGATCCTAGGATTTCGTCCAGCTTTTTCCGACTTTCTCTCAAATATTTGACGTAATATTCCGGATCCTGGCATCTTCGCATTACCACCAGATCGTCCCTCCGGATCGCATCTTCCATTCCCAGGACATAGCGTACTGGGTTCATGCACTGACTGGTTTCTTTGTCCAGGTCTCCGCTGAGCTTACTTCTTAGGTACTGGAAGTCCTGATTTTCTTTCAGAACCTCCAGTGCAGCTGTTGACCTGCTCCGGATCCCGTCCGGATCTGCCATATAATGGACGCTTACCTCAGCTGGGATTTCCAGGAAATACTCCTCCGGATAATTTTCCGGATCCAGCTCTGTCTCCACTTGTTTCCGGAAGTACATGACGTGACTCCTGCATAAATTCATGTTTACCCCATCCGACCAGAAGGGATCGGATCCACCGTGTACTCTCAGATCTTCATGCCTCTTCCGGCTGTCCCGGATCTCTTTTCCTAACTGTTTACTCCGTTTCTTCTGATCCGGCGTTTTCATCGAATTTTTCATTGATTGCCTCCATGATCTTACCGATCCGAACCTCTCCGATCCCTTTTACGGATCTGATTACTGCTTCAATGTCCTTCACGTCCAGAACATTTACGGAAGCCTTTCCGTCCTCCCATCCGCTTTTATAAATATCGGCGCAAAAGTTCTCAAACTGCTGATGATCGTACTTTTTTACAGCCTTGTAAACTGCTCTGTTTACCAGGTATCTCTTATTCTGAATTTTCTTTGCCATAATCACACTGCCTCCACATATGTAACTGTATTTGTCTTGAATCCGTTCTCTTTGCAAAAGTCCCGGAAGAGATCCGACAGCTCTTTGAGCGTTTTCACGCTCTCGAACTGTGTTTCGTCCTCCATTCCATCGCTATTGATGAAGCCTATGTTGTACTTCTGGTTGTATCTGGAATAGTTTCCCTTTGCCGCTCCTCTTACCGTCATGACGTCTGCACCTCAACTCCCAGTTCTTCGATAACTCTTCTCAGTGCATACTTCCCATTGGATGTGAGCTGTCTCTGCCATGCTCCCTGAGATGGAGCCCATCGGAAACCATTTGCTTTCAGAGTACTTCTGATTGCCTCATCTGGCTTTCCATCGAACACGATCTGTATTCGCATCAGTTCTGTATTCTCAATCACCTTGAAATCGCCATAATCCGCCTCAGAGGTGCCTTTCTCTTTTGCCTTTTTCAGTTCATCGACTCTCTGCTGGCATCTCTTGATATTTGCCAGGTTGTTTTGCAAAGTCAAGCTCGGATATGGAGATCTGTCATACCCAAACTGATCCATGGATCCTTGGAGCTTCTGGAGCTGTTTTTCCGTCAGAAGATCACATCCCTTCAGCGTATGGTGCTTGCGGTAATACTTGTTGATCTCCTTCATGTTTTCCTGAACCTCCTTCAGACTGTCAATTTTCTCCTCCAGGGCTTCAATAGCGTTTTCGTCATCACTCTTGATAACCTCTTTTGAGTACAGAAGGTTATTCAGCTTTCCTCGGATCGACTGGCAGTAATTGTAGAACTCATGGTTTTTATTCCAGGCTTTGACCTGTTTCTCTTTCTTCTTTACCGGAAAGTTTCCGGCTCCGGAAATCATCACAGACGGACACATGCAGCCGATTCTTGCCTCCTCGTTGAAATATTTCCCCAGGTTCTTTGCATATCTGGTTGCCAGCCTCCAGGCTCTTTCCCGGTATTCTTCTCCTCTTCTGGCAACTACTTCTTCCGCCAGATCATATACTTCGTTGACGTCCTCCTGGTATTCTTTGGTTCTGGATCCCAGCTGATACTCATTAAAAGACATCATATTCTGAGCCGTTCTGGCAGCCTCTTCATTGATTACTACAAATTCTCTTTCGCTCATGGCTTACTCCTCCTCATAATCTTCATACTCGATCCCGACGATCTCGCAGATGCTTTCATAGTCAGAACCATTTTCGTACATGTTCCGGATTGTTTGCCCGTGGATCGTGCCATCCCACATCCGGATCGTATTTTCGATTGCCTCATTAAGCCTCTGATTGCTTCTATCTACCATCTTTTCCTCCTATCTATGAAGTCTCTTACTTCCTTCATTTCTTCATCGTTAAGATCTTCCAGGGTTGCTACCGTCATGCACTGAGTGTCGATTCTTGTAGAAACCTTCATCATCCGGAGGAATTTCACTCCGTTTGATTTTGAGTAATGAGCAACTGCTACAATCTGCTCTTTGTGAACTAATGGCGTATTGGCGTTCTCAACATCCTTGATAAAGTCATAAACTGTGAAATCGGCTGATAAGCAGCACCCGGGGCTATTCAGTTGGTACTTTAGTTGGTACTTTCCTTCTCCAACCACGAGTTTGCATCTGCTTGTCATTCCCTCCCACTTTGGATCTTTTCGATCCCAGGCTACTTTCACTTTGGATCCGACGATAAAACCATCGCACTCCTTATAAGGTTTGTTGTCCATATCCAGCCCGATTACTGGGTATTTTCCAAGGTTCATTGTGATACCGATTTCGTGTCTTTCCGTGATAACGTTCATGCTTCTACCTCCTCAATAATCTCTGATGCTAGCTCTTCGCCGTATTTTGTTGCCAGGAACATCCTTGCGTATCCCCATTCTTCCGGACTATTTGACTTGTCAAACATTCCTACTGCATCTCTCCGACACTGTTCTTCTGTCAGATCTCCACTGGCTACCGTCTCAATTCTCCTCCGGATCTCCTCCATGCGTCTCATTGCTTGCCGTCTTTCTTTGTCCAGATCCATCATAATGTTTGCAGTCTCCAGCATGCTCTTAATCAGTGGCATGCCTCCGGTTTCGTATAAAGTAGCGATCTGATCTTTTCCACCGACTTCGTTAATTGCCGGGTGCCAGGTGTATACTGTTTCAATGATCTTGTAATTCTGATCGGAGATCTCGCCTCCAATCCTTTCCTCAAATTCATGCTTCATCATAGCTTTTGTCCTCCTCAACTTTCTTGTAATCTTCCAGGATGCTTAACAGCGTCCCTTTTCCAATTCTGAACTTCTGCTTCTTACCGCATCTGGTTCCCATATAATTCACTACTGTTCCGTTCGGTGTCTCATGTTTCATATACTGAATCAAGTAGTAGTGACCGTCTCCGTGATGAGCCACATCTATAAATTTGTGCTCATTCCGGATATTCTGGAAGGTTGCTCTTTCTGTCCTGTTTGCTCTGGATCTCTTAATCATGTTTGTTTCCTCCCATTCCTCAACTTTCTTGATATAGATGTATCTCTCACCGTTTTCATCCTCATAGATGCCGTTGTACATGTTCCAGACTTTATCAGCTCCAACCTCTGTGTAGTGCTGTCCTCCGAACATTACGTTGTCGTTCTCGTCAACGATGATGTAATTTTCTTTGCTGGCCGCTTCTTTTCTCATATCTTTTTATCTCCATTTCCGTTCGTGTCGTTCATTTGTTTTCTGTTGATGCTTGAAGTATAGCGCACTATAGTGCGTTGTGTCAATACGAATATTGCAAAAAGCCGTAAAAAAATAAGAGGCATGCGTTCACGCCTCTATTTCTCAGTATTTTTTACTTTTTCACGAACTTAATTTTATAGCCCATTGCATCCAGGATATCCTCCAGCTTCCCGTACAATGGTGCGTTCTTTTCAATCGTTCTATACAGATCGTCTACGTTGAAGTCCGGATCCTTGCCATCTTTTCTGGTGATAACCGTTTCTCTACCAAGTGCTCCCATGATCGTTTTTATCGAATTGAAGTTTGAATTATTTCTTTTCAAGATATCAAAAACTCTCTGGCGGCTCCATTTTACTCTACTCGCCAACTCGCATTGTGTTATCCCTTCTTCTCTCATTATCTGTTTCACGTATTCTGCCATATCCACGATAGCCGCCTCCTTTCGTTTGCTATAGCATACTCCGGGAAGGATCGGCTTGTCAAGGCGTATGTTACATTTCGGAGCAAATATCCAATTGTGCGTCATAATCGCACCTAGATCCGGACTTGTCGCACATCTGGCACAGCATTACTCTAGTTCCGCAACGGGGGCAATAGGAAACCAAACCCCACTCTGAATCCCAGGAAAACATGTTGTGTGTCTCACAGTACGGGCAAAACCCAGTTGTCAGAGAATCTTTGATGTCCTCCAACTCCTGGGTTGTCCTTCTCATGTTATTTTTTAAGTTCCGGTTCTCTATCTCTCGCCTCCTGATGCGTTCATTCTGCCTTTTTAGCTTTTCCGATCGCTTTCGCAATCTTTTCTTCAAGATTATGTTTTCCACTTTTTTAATCATGCCTCAGAGCCTCCCTCCTGGTCATCCTCGAATACATACTTTGCACCCGGAAGTGTAAATGCTCTCGGAGAAAACTCCGGGCCTGAA